TACTACCCAGATTTGATGTCCAGCGGATTCAATGCCGGCAAGTTTTCTAACAACACCATTTACCAGTCCAGTGGCAGTTCCCTTACCTCGATTCCAGTAATAGGTTCCGCTCTTGCCGGACCATATTTGAAAATCGCCACTGCTAGTTTTGCAGTAGTTGCTAATGTTATCTAAAGTATTTTGGGTTGACATAAGTTTCTCCTATGTGTTAACTATACGTTAATTCGGAGTCTATGTCAACTATTGATTTTACCAATTTAAGTGGGGGTGTCAATATCTGGAATTTCGGGTACTGATGTGTTTTGTTTTAATAGCCCAGAAAACTGTAGTGCAGTGGTTCGAACATTTGGATGTAATGTGCTTTCATATACAGCCAATACGTCTGGGTCTTCAATTTGGCTATGTATGTTAGATACCTGACCAATTCCATCTAATAATGTTTGTTGTTGCACCATGGTCGCTATTGCGGTTTGATTATTATCAACTTCTTCTTGAATGGCCGCTGCCGATGCATACACAGCGTCTCTAGAATCTTCCCAAGCGGCAAAGTTTTCTGGAATTGTTAAATCCAGTGCCCGAGCTTCTTCTTCCTTGATAAGTGCGGCATCCATATTGGTTATTAAATCCTGTTTTGCCACAATTCCTACTAGGTCAGTAAATGTGGGTGCTTTGGTAATACCTACATAATCTTCTAAAAACTTAGAAGCAGAATTATTGGTATCATTAATTGCATTGGTAAGAGTGTAATCACCGGTACCCAACGTTAAACTATCTGACCAACTCTTAGCGGCATCCATGGCCGTCTTTACTGTACTGCCAAATGAAACGGATGCAGAATCAAGCGCCGCAGATATAGTTGCATCTTCTGAATAAAATGTTTTAAGACTGTCTAGGTTGTCAGAACTTAATTGTAGACCTGTTTTAAATCCTTCCATTGCTTCGGCTATTGGATTAGTAAAAGTGCTTGTAAAAGAGTTAAAGGATTCACCTATAGTTGTACTGCCAAGCCCGTCTGTTAATTTTCCAAAACTATCTTTTAATCCCATGATAGGTTCTCTAACTGCCGGAGGTAAGCTGTCTAGATATTTGCCAAAGCCTTCGGTACCGCCGGTGGCAAATGATAATCCGCCGCTTATCGCCATTGATATTCCCTCGCTTATAGCCGCCTTAAGGTAATCCATACCACCGCTTTTTTTAACAGCATCTTGTCCGTCAATCTGGGAGGATGGGGAGGGGGTTGTTTTATTATTGCCCATCCATTGTTTGATGGCTATAATTACTTGTGGATATTCTACTGGCATTGTATTCTCCTATTAGCTTAGTGCAATGCCGGTAGTTCCTTGAACATATTGATCGGCAGCATCTTTCTTACTGGGAACCATGGCAAACACATGATTCCTGTTTAATACGATATCATCTTTATCTCCAAGCAATACCCAAGGTACCATTCCTAGTCCACCACCTTGCATAGTTAATGCTAATGGACGATTAATAGTAATACCGGTTTGATCGTCTCTCGATAGTCGAGCAATTAACTCGTCACCATTGATTAATTTAATACTGACTATATCGCCTTCTGCGATTGGTTTTGATAATAACATATTGTTCCTTTTATAATTCACCAGACTCTGCTAACTTTAGCATGAGGCTGTAATGTTCGTATGCTTTTTTTACTGAGGCGTATTTGTTTTTTAAATACTTTTCTTGTTCTTTTTGTTCCGCCATAACTTCAAACATTTTGTAATGACCGTGTTCCTTCATATTGTTGAACACTTGATTCTCGAAGTCTGCAATTCGCTCTAATTCACTTTCGGCAATCTCTACAGTATATAGTGGTTCCGATTCATGTACAATATCTTGAAATACTTTATTATAATCCATAGGATCGTTAAAGTAATTTAAGTTAATTTTATGATAGCGACTGGCCCGTTTATTTGTATCAAGTACCCGAATACTATGTTTATTACAGAATTCTTTTATTGAGCTCATGTTACTTCCTGTTTAGATGTCCGGCAATTTGCCCAACTTCTCCACGACGTCGAGCATTTTCTCTTTCAAGATACGTTAGTCGTTTATTGAGTTCTGCAACCTGTTTTACAGCCGCAGTTAATTGCCTTTCTAACAAGACAAGTTTTGGATCAAGGGGTTGGTTCGTTTTTGTAATCATCACCAATTAACTTTTCTAATAGTTTATAATTGTCGTATGCTTTTTTTAGAGCCGCAAACTTTTCTAATTTAATAGGATCTGGATCTGATAATATAGCAAGTCTATCTTCAATCTTTTCAAATAACTTGCTAATATCCCGACCTTTAATTTTAACATTACCTTCAAACTCTGCATCTCCAATAACATTTAAACTTGGAGTACTAGTACCACTAGTGATTATAGGACTAGTAGTCCATATATTGTTAGCGGTACTACTGGTATTAAAAATATAACTGCCACTTCCAATGCTACCAATGCCAGTAGTAATATTTCCGTAGGTCATGTTATTGCTAGTATATATACTGTTTAAATCTATAGCAGAATCGATAGTAAATGTATCACTATCAGGGTCAATGGTAATAGTATCATCATCCATTTAGATACTCCCGTAGATCCGAAAATCCACCGACTAACTGTTCATCTATGAAAATCTGAGGAAGTGTTCTAGCGTTAGGGACTGCCACTAACAATTCTTCTTTGGTATATCCATCTCCAATTTTCTTTTCCTCAAACGGAATACCTCTTGCCTGCAATAGGTTCTTCGCCTGATCGCAATAGGGGCAATGATACTTTGACCACAAAATAGCTTTCATTTTTTATCCTTTTTATAAATCTGGTAATTCGTCGTAACTAACATTATCAGACATTACACCAATAACATAATTAGTTGACTCGTTTTCCTGGAGGGCAGTTTGTTTCTTGTTAATATCAACATGACGATTAAACCAAGGAATTGGACTGCTCTTAGGATGGTCTCCAAGATGTTTAATACCAATTTCCTTTAGACGATTAAATGCTGTAAAGTCTACGAAGTCTTGGAGGATAGTAGCATTGAGACCAATAACGGGTCCTAACTTAAACAGATATTCTGCCCATTCCTTTTCTTCGCGAATAACATCTACATACATTGCATAGACTTCTTCTTTACATTCTTCTTCAATTGACAAGAAGTCTGGATCATCTTTAGTTACATTGTTAATTAGCCAGGCAGTCCAGTCGGCATGTAGAATTTCGTCTTGTAGGATTAAACTGATGATGTTGCCATTACCAATATAGATCTTGTTTTCTACCATTGCTAGACTTGTGGCAAAACTTACCATGAAGCGTAGAGCCTCCAGGGCATATGATGCGTGTAATGCCATCCATATTGCTCGTTTATGAATATGGAGTTCAATTTCTTCCCCCACTTCCTTGCGACAATTAAGCTGATGAAGATCCTCATAGTAGCGACCAATATTAGCTGCCATACTAACAATTTCATCTGTGTCGTGAATCTTGTTAAATTCTTCTTTAGGTACTCCATATACGTTCCTAATAATATGACTGTAGCTCTTTGAATGAATATTAGTTTCAAAGAAACTCCAGTTTGATACAAGTGCTTCCAATTCTGGAATGCTAATCACTGGACTGAACACTTGATTAGGAGCTCGGCCCTGAATTGAGTCTAGTGCTGTCTGGCGTAGTAAGTTACTGGTAAAGATATGTTTAACAGCATCACTTGATTCCTTGTGATCCATCTTGTCTTTGGTAAGACTGATCTCTTCTGGTACCCAAAAGAAACCACGAGCAAGTTCTTCAAACTTAGCAATCTTAGGGTACTTGACTTCTTCAAAACGTTGTACTGTTACAGGACCTTCTGGATCCAAAAACATTTTACGTTTTAGATAGTTTGTTTGCTTTGATATGTTGTATTGTGCTTTACTCATTTAATAACTCATTATAGTTTACATGCCTCGCAATCAGAATCATCTAACGGCTCATATAAGATTGCGTTATCTGATGTCATAATACCCGTAGCGTGTCCATTAACCTGAATAACATTAGTTCCTGTTACACTGGCCTTGGCACCAACTTTGTTGATTAAACTATAGTATACAGTTTTTAATCCCCATTTGTAAGACAACATTAAGTTTTTGGCAATTAATGTTCCCGGTACTTTGGCGCCGGCAAAGTGTGCAGGATTATAGAAAGTGTTTGTACTTAGACTTTGATCAATGTATGCGGCTAACACACAGGCAGTCTTTAAGTAATCAACACAATCCTTTTGATCCCACATCATTTGATAGCGATTTTTTAGACGTTTGTACTCTGGCACAACCTGTACAAACGAACCAGCTTTTGATTCCTTCACAGAAATCAATTCCATCGGCATTTCAATTCCGTTGGTGGAGTTTAACACAACTGAGCTGGACTCGACCGGTGCCACGGCCATTAGGGTAGCATTACGAATGCCATACTGCAATAGTTTAGCACGTAACCCTTCCCAATCTAAATTAGCACTGGGAGTAAAATCTGTTAGGTCGTTAACACCGTTACTACGTCTTTCCCAAGGAAAGACACCTTTACCATAAAAGGTATGTTCACTGCGTTTACATGCGCCACGTTCTTTGGCTAACTCAACTGATATTTCAGTTAGATAGTATGCTTGATGCTCCATCCAACGTTTAACTTCTGCTAGTGCTTCTGGCTCGCCGTATTTGTAACTTTTACGAGCATGCCAATAGGCCAAGTTAGTAACGCCAACACCAAGTGGCTCAAAATCGTCATTGGCTAATTTGCTTTGGATACTTAGGAAGTCTTGATATTGTAATAGATTACTTAGGCTACGGACTAGCACACGACATGCTTTACGCATCTCTTGTGGGTTGCGGAACGCACCCCAGTTGATTGACCCAAGAGTGCAAAGAGCAATGCGTCCCTCTGGATCTTCAATTCTTTGGAAAGGCTTGGTGGGTAAAAGTATCTCTTGGCATACATTTGATTGATATATCGGGTCAAGCTGTGTGTCAAACGGGCCCTGGTTGATAACATTGTCGATATTGACAAGATAGATGCGCCCAGTATCAGTACGTTCTTTAAGGATGCCATTTTTGAATATCTCATCCGCCGATACAACTTTCTTTTTCTTTGTCTTATCTTGTTCATACTGTGTGTACAACTTTTCAAACTCGTCACTATTCCTATAGAACGCTTCATAGAGATCAGGAACTTCTGATGGATCAAACAATGTGATCATTTCTCCATTTTTATAACGGTTCCAAAACATCTTGTTAACAACTACACTATAGTCCATTTGACGTACACGAACTTCATCAGTTCCTTGATTATTTTTAAGAACAATAAGATCATCAAACTGATAATGCCATATAGGGAAAGTAACTGTACAACTTGCGTTACGGATACCACCTTGACTGCATGAACGTAAATCGGCAAACCATTTCTTTAGGAATGGGATCATTCCTGTATGTTTAATTTCTCCGTTCCTGATGGGGGCACCTAGTGGGCGGATGCGTCCAATCTCCAAACCAATGCCAGCACGTTTGCTGGCATACTTGGCCATCATTTCACCGGCAGCAAAGATACTATCCAATGTATCATCGGAACTGATAAGAACACAACTACTAAACTGTTTAGTAGTAGTGCCGAGGCCAGCAAGCACAGGAGTGGCCAATGTAAAATGTCCGTCGCTCGCACATTCATAATATTCTTTAACATATTTTAATCTCGTCTCCTTTGGTTCATTGTGGAACGCTGTCGCGGCGGCGATGGCATAGCGTACTTGAGGAGTTTCGTAGATCTTTCCTGTAGCACGATTTTGTACTAGATATTTTTCTGCCAATTGGGCTATAGCCGCGTAAGTGTATTGCTCGTCCCTAGCGTGATCGATGAATAGATCGATGATGTTCCATTCGTCTTCTGTGTACCAGTTTAGTAACTCTTTGGTATACATGCCATCGTTGATATTCTTTTTTACGATTTCATATAGGCGAGGAGGTTCGTATTCTCCATAAACTTCTTTACGTAGCATACTGACTTTTTGTCGTCCTGCTACATATTGATAATTTACATTGTTAATTTCTGGATTTTCTGTTTCGTCGATTAGGTCGACCATGGCTTTTAACAAAAGTTCATCTATTGTTTTTGTTGTCATGCCATCGTGTAATTCTATTTGCGCTTTGATCTCGATCATTGACGGACTAACCCCGTCAATACCTCTGCAGTCGTGTGCAACCTGTCTCTGTATTTTTGCGATGTCTAAAGGAACCCGCTCACCTGTGCGTTTTACAACTGTGATCATTTGTCGACCTTATTAAAATGATTTTGAAAGAAAATATCTACTAGAACGATATTTACCTTGGCCTTGCTATGTCGACTAAGTTTTCCATTAAAAATGAATCGGGGATCTTTTCTGCTTCTATGCTTTTCCATTTGTCGTAATTAAGTACCATGTTATTATCTATATACACTAGATTATACAGCTTTGTCCGATTTTCATCAACCAAGGTACGTACTTCTATCTTACTATTGGAGAATTTTTCTGTTAACTTTAAGGTATAACCTATCATTACACCCAAGGTAAAATCATCGTATCGATTCTCTACTATGATTTCCCATGGCGTTGGCCAACTCTTTGGATTGTATTGATCTATTTTATGGTTATATGATATCATTGGAGCAGAGCCCCAGAATTCAGCAACCATATTGAGAGGATCATCATGCTGATCAATCGCTTCTCTTAAAGACTTCCATTCCGACAATCTATCGTCGGGCAATTTATTAAACATTAATAATACTGATTAATCTGATATGTTATTTGTCCGGTAAGAGTATTACCTGCATATACAATGTTAATAATGTTACGACCGGAGTCATAATATGCATCAAACCCAACACCGCCATCATACGATCCCAATGCTCTATAGTTATCAGTGATATCGGCTGCTTGACTTTGCGCCATTACAATGAACAGGTTACCCCAACGACTGATTCCACTAAAGGTCATATGATACTGAATATTAATATTAGTTATTGTGCCGCCGCCGGCAAGTCTTAAAAACGTGCCTGTACTTGCTGACGAAACTAAAGATTTTACTCTTACTTTATTATCGACTATAGATGCATGTCCGGAGATAGGATTTATAAATGTAGCAAGTGTAGAAGTACTATTCATTTGAATATTTCTATCGAAATAATCGTTTTCCGATATGTTGCCATAAGTACCAAACTTAATTACTTCTGCCACTTGGCCGCCTAGGTCGCCTGTTATATTAGTGGATGTAGTCAACCCGTTGTTGCCCACATTATAAAAAGTATTTTGAGATGTTACATGATCAGTATTAACTAACAGACTGACTGGCTCTATTGATATAGCTTGCTGAGAAATAATATAAAATACATTTGCTCTAATTCTTGATCTCTTGGGGCCGGTTTGATTACCTGCGGCCAGACTCTTACCGTATACAATTCCTCTATATAAGTTTTGAAATCTATTTGTTTCAATTATAGTATCTTCAATATCGTAATCAGATTTAATTCCGCAATTCAATTGCATGAAGGTGCAATCTCTAATTCTTAACCCTCTACTATTAACACCGTTGCCGCCTCTAATTTCAATGCCGGCACTGGCAAGATTTGTAGTACTATAACCTACATCTATTCTTCCTTTAAATGCTACATCAATAATATCACTATCAGATGCACAATCTGCTCGTATGATAGGTGCCACACTTTCTGGAGAAATACTAGTACTCATTTGTACGCTTAGTCCTTTTATGGTAATATTTCTTGGAGATGTATTGCTATTCATTCCGCCAACTGAATCAATCTTGATCCTGTTTCCTGTAGTACTAGATCCATCAATGAATTGGAACAAAGGAATTGCTGATCCTGCAAATGTAATAATAGTTTTGTCTTTGCCAGCACCGATAATGGTTGCATACGGAGGAACGTATATAGTATCGCTAATATTATAGGTGCCCGGTGATAACATTAAAATTGCTCGAGAACCTGGATCAAACTTATCAGAATTCAAATATAGTTGATCCAATGCCCGTTGTAGAGCTATACTAGTGGTTATTGAGTCATCTGCTGGATATACCCCAAAATCAGAACTGTTTACTATGTCGTTTAACTTGGCATCCACGGTCCTAACAACATCTGTGCCTACATCACCTGTAGTAACAGTAGCGCCTGTGCCACCAGGTTCTGCTTTATTTCCATTGTATATAAATGTGCTATTACTAACACTTGCACCACTAAAGATGTTTAAATCGTTAGTAGTAAGTATTCTTACGTTAGCATTAGCAGGAGCACCGTCAGCGGTTTTATTACCCACATATAGTTCTGGTACAACAGAATTTGGCTGGGTACCGGATATTGCCCAACCTAACTCGCCCGTATCAAGCTGAGGCATTCCTATGCTACGTGCATCACCTCTTCTAACTTGAATTTTTGCTATTTCAACAACGGCCATAGAATATCCCCTAATATGGGATATTTATCCGTTTATTTGTTATAGTTCAGGTAGTAGTCTTCGACTTTACCAAGCCACAGGTCTTCGTATTTGTTGTAGTCTTGCGGCAGTAGATCAAACTGCTGATATGTTTCGCCGCCGACTTGTAGCGGGTCGCTACCTCGACTGCACATAAACACTACACCGCGTTTAATGTTAGTTCCATACACTTCATTATGTGCTAATATATAAGCCATTAACTGTAAGAAATAATCTTCTACCCATTCGATCTTTTTAGGCTTGTTGGTTTGTTTATGGTCCATTACTGCGGGTTCGCCGTCATAAACACCTACCAGGTCAGTGGTACCGCTGTATAGCTCTGGAAAATACAAACTCTGTTCCATTGCCCATACTTCACTGACTTTGCTTAGTCCATTAAGGATAATTTGATCAGCCATTGCGTTGGCTTTAACATGCACTGGGTTGTTGCCAGGCTGTCTTTCTAAACCTGCCAAAAAGCGTTCGATATTGGCATGCATTGCTGTACCAACTCCTGCAGCCTCGGATGTAATGCGTTGTGCATTTTCTTCACCGACTCGTTTCTTCCATTCGTTTAGATGTGTCATATCTTTGGTCGCACCAAGGATAGTGGTTACGCTGGGAGTTTTAAATCCGTCCGGAGTTAGGTAAACTCTCTTACGTGTTACCGGATCGTTAATTTGAGTACAGGATTTGTATTGGATTCTTTCTACAAATTGTGGAGGGTTGGGTATAATCATAAACTTAATTATACTACCTTAAGTCTGCAAATGCAAACTTTGATTAGCTCAATTTCTGTTGAAAGTCTTGTGCGCCGCTACGGGCCATTTGGTCTACGCTTGGACCGTCTGGGACTTCGGTTGGCGCAGGCTGTTGTGCTTGTTCTTCTTTGGTTTTCAATACGATATTCTTATCGTCAAAGGTTTTGATTTCATTACTAAGGCTAGGATTACTTTTAACTAATGAGCCCAAACTGCCCGCACTTAAACTACCATATCCTAACATGTTTACAATGTTGTTGAATGCAGGCCAAGAAAGAGTTTGGGTAGCGTGTTCAGTATCGCTACCCCTTCTCATGTTTCTTAGTTCCGTTGTGAGGTCATCAATAAACTGATTGGTGCCCGAGACTTCAAACAATCTCATCTAGCTAGTCTGCTCATGATACTGTGGCTTTCGGCAATCTTACGTAGTGTGCTTACTTGACGGCTTTCACGTGTCATACGACCGGCAGCTTCGGCACCACCGGCGGCTGCATCACTTGCACCAAACTCGTCGGTATTCATGCTGTCATCACCTGCGTCAGTTGGAACTTCTGTTCCACCAAACTCATCACCGCCAGGAATAGGTTCTGCACCCATTACTGCTTGATCAGTAGCTTCGCCTGCTAGTACAGCAACCGCTTGGCTGATTGCTTCGCGCTGTGCTGTTAGTGTTTCGATAGTTGCGGCTAGCGCAGGAGCAACAGCATTCTTAAATGCTTCGCTTTCAGCCTGACCAAATTCACCACGGATACTATCTGCCAACTCAATCATGCTCTTAGTTTGATATTGACCAACACGTTGCATCCATGTTGTAAAGTCGTTAACCATATCGCTGGCGGCAGTGATAGCTTTAGCTTTGCCTTCTTCGTCTTCTAAAATTAGATAACGTAGGCTTTCGTTTACTAGACGAACGTGTAAACGGAATACTTGTTCCTTAACACTTTTCTTGGCACGTAATAGTTCAAAGTCTTTCTTATCTAGTTTACCGTTTTTATTTTTATCAAGATCGCCTTGTTTGCCTTTTAGGGCTTCCTTAACTTTCTTTTCTTTTGGCTTGTCTTCTTCACCTTGAGCTAGTTGATCAGTCTTACGTGTGACACGTTGAGCTGGATGCTTGTTGCCACTCTTGTCTGTCCAAGTAGTATCCTTCTTGTCAAACTTGCCAGTTTCTTCTTTGACTTTAGTATCTTTAGGGATAACACCACCGGCCTTCAAGCGAGCAATTTGCACATCCTTGAAATCGTTTTTGCCATCTTTGTTTTGGTCAATTTTCTTACCTTCGGTTGTTTTGTTCATGTTGGTTTCCTCAATGCCTTCTTCGGCTTTTTTCTTTTTCTTTGGATGTTTGATGTGTGCCCAGGCTGCACCTTCTGCGTCATCTTTACTCATACCAGGATGAGATTTCATCATGCTTTTTGTAATATGCTTGGCTTGGCGATCAACTTTTGCGCCTTCGCCTAGCATTTCTTTTATTTTTGTATTTAAAAGTTCAAGCATGTGCTTGTCTTTCTGATGAGCTTCGTTAGAAAGTAAATCATTAAATCTTGCACTGCCTTCAACTTGATGAACTTTTGTGCGTAATAGGTTACGATATTTTTCTAACTCTTCTCTATCATAGCTTTCAAAGTTGATACGTGTACCAAATCGCTTGAACATTGTTTCGTTCAATTGAGTCGATGTTAGCTTAGTATTAAAATCAAATGTCTGCATGGCGGTTCCAAAAGTGTAATGCTATTATTTAGCGTAGATTACGAAGTTTTTCAAAACTAGCGATTATCTGTTTTTTAGCCAATTCTACTCTACTTTTTGCTATCTCACATCGTGTAAACAGCATTTCGGCTCTATCTATGTTTTTATTCTTTAAACTTTGATTGGCATTCTTTTTAAACAATTCATATTCAAAAGACTTATAACCGTATTCAGTATCTAGTCCACGTATAGTTGGATCAATCCATTTACCCAGTGCAAGATTATTGGCCAACAATGCAGCCGACTGTGGCAAGTTAATTTGATCAATTATGATATCACCATGTCGATCTAGTATTGAATAAAATCCTGATACTTGTTTAGATATGGTATAGTTTTCTAGACTAACGGTGCCATTAGAATTTTTAACGGGTATAGCAATACCCTTTCTTTTCAAACCTTCTTTTACTGTTTTTGCAACAGTATTAAGTTTGGCGTATACTCGATCGGTTGTAGAAGACATTCTTTGCTTTAACAAGTTGTTTATTATCATTACTTATTTCATACATGCCTTTGCGTACAAGGTTCTGGGCGACCCAGTTAGCATGGTGATCTAGGCGAGAAAGAAATACTTCTCGCCCGTAGGTTTTTACAAAGTCTTGTTCTTCGTTAGTTAATACAATTCTTATAGATTCAAAAAGGTCTTGTATTTTCATCTTTGTAAATCCTTTGGATCTATATAAATTGGATGCCCAAGAGTTCTAGTGGTATCTAAGTGTACACCTTTTTGTCCCGGAGCATTGGGCAATATTTTAACGTTGCCAAATCTAGGATCCTTAATCATAGTACCAACTTTAGGTGGTGCAATTGGTTGACCCGATGTGTCTTGTGGCTCTTGATCTGATCCGCTTGATCTTTGCAGTACAGGATCAGTTACGGCATCTGATGTAGATCGCATGCCTACTTTGTCTAGGGCCTTGCCTGCTAGGCCTGTGGCTAAACTTTGATCAGGATTAATTCCGATGCCTTGTTTAAATCCTTGTGCAAGCCCGCCTAAGAATCCCGGAGGCTTCTTACCAGGAGTACCCGTCTTATCTTGTGCAGTAGTACCAAGCCCGGCTAGACGTTGCTGTTGTTGCTGTCCTGATAGTTGAGATGGGCTTTGACTAGTTATATTTGACGAGGAAGCGGCATTGGTTTTTGCCGCTAGTTCCGCTGCCGATAATACAGGGCCTTCAAATATAAATTCTTTTGCTCTCATATCACTGGGGGAATTTAGTTATCATGATGCCTATTAAAGATAACACTGCTACAATAATGGTACCAGCGGTACCAATTAAAATCTTAACTGTGTTAAGACTACTGTCTTCAATAGTTGTTTGCAAGGTGGATAGTTTACCTTCTACACCGCTTAGACGTTTTTCTAAAGCATCATATCTCTGAGCACATAATTCAACATGTGCTTCGAGGTTTTCTTTTTCAATCTGCGTCGGATTTGACATGTTAATTTCCTGGTTCCAGTATTTTTACCACGGTATTACACCAATTTGTGTCCGTTAGGTCAAATACTGCCTTTGGTATATTTATCGTCTCGTTGAGTTTTTCTATAATAGGTACTTCGTGTAGGTCGTTGATTAATAGTCCAATTTTGTTATTGTTTTCAAGATAACTGTCAGATCTGTCAGGAGTGAATCTAAAGGTCCACACAGCCTGCTTGCCTTTATACTTGGATCCAAATCCTATCTCTTTAATGTCCTGTTCAGAAACAACGGGACTTTTATCATAACTTATAATACAACGCAGACCTATACATTGTAAGAACGTTGTCCAATTTCTGTACTGATTACTTTCTAAATCATTAGACGTATTGGGTCTTTTAAGATTTGTATCTGTAATATCAATCAATGTTTTTATTTCTATAATTTCCATAATATACCTAGTTTACGATATTTATGGTCAAAAGAAAAGGGAGTTAAAAAACTCCCCTTGTCTTAGTTTAATTGATATTAAACTGCTGTAACAAATACTAGACCGGTACCAGTGAAAGCTGGTGAACCTAGTGTCTTCTCTGTAACTGTACATGATGGTACTGCGGCTTCGATAACTGCTTCTAGAGCCGCTGCCGCTGCCACTGGTGTTCCACCAGATGTATAACCGTCAAAAGTATTGCCGTCAACTGCTACCATAAAACCACCAGTACCTGGGTTTCCTAGGATAACGATGCTTGCAATGCTTTCAATAGCACGTACTGCTTTTTCGTAGTTGCTTTCAACGATACCTGGTGTTGTGTCGTAACCTGTATCAGCTACTTCAAACCAACGTGGTTGATAACCAAAAAAAGCACCTGCTTGTGCTGATCCATTTAATCTTGTAATTCCTGCCATTTTAATTCTCCTTGTTTTGGCGCCTTATAAAAAACTCTTCTCTAAGGCTAATGTGCAATTATTTAGTCCAAATAGAAAAAAACTGGTATTACCGGCCAAAATCAGTCGTCTTTTAAGTCGCCTTCTATTAGCTTAAGGCCGCGGGCAGTTTCTTTGTTATCACGTAGTTTGCGTATACTGCGTGTAAACTTGGCGGGATCAGACCCTTTGATTGAATTGATAAACCGTCTTTCTAACTCGTATGCAGTCTCTGGATCAAAGTTTTCACGTATTAACTGTAACAGATTAATAGCACTATTAATGACATGAGTAGCCCTAGCCTCAACTACTAATTCGCTGTCACGTTTGATTGCTATTTCGTTAAGTTCTTCTATTAGGCTTTTGGTCTTACGTTGCACGATTTAAATCCTTTTGGTATTTATTATGATCTGTAGTCTATTATACATTATTCTCTGGCAAAATAAAACCTTGTAAAATGTTGCGGTGCCGCATATACTATGATAAATAACTAAGTAGAAACCATGAGTTACTACATAAACACACAGGAAAGCAAAATGAAATACCTATCAGAAAAGATGCAGTCTATACTGGAACGTTTAAGTGAAATGTTCCCAGGTAGCAGTTATCAATCAAGTCTAGATGCTTATCTAGCAGACAAAGGCATTACCGATGCCGCACAGTTGGAAAACTACATCAGTCAATTCAACTACAAAAAGGAAACCTATCTATGAAAAAAATCGTCAACTCACTATGGTCATTTTTAGAAGCACTTGGCCAAGCCCGCGCTGCCTCTATTCTTGCTCGTCAAGGACGTATAGAAGAAGCTAAAGCTGTGTACAATGGACCAGCATGATCCAGTAGAAGCTGTGGTCAAACACATACATATAGTGTTGCCCATTGTAGGGGCTGTATTGATTTTTATGTTGGCTTTCATTGCCATCACCGTGGCTTGATCTAATAATATTATTAATCCATAAATACTTGCTATATTTCTAAAAGAGATATATAATAGTATATCAGCGAAATAGAAGTAGTTGATATAACAGACATACACACAAAGGAGAATACTATGTCATTCGAAACACCAAAACTGCCAGAAGTAAAATTCAACAAGAACGGATATGAAATCCGTACAGACATTCTAGGAATGGCCAAAAGCCTAGTACAAGACGACTTCCATGCCAAATTCCAAGGCTGGGAAATGACTGCTACTCGTGATGAGAAGACTGGTCAAATCGTTAGTACAGTTGCAATGCCAGCTTTCCCAGGACTTGAGAAAGTATTAGAAACAGCAGAAAAAATGTATGGCTTTGTTAATCAAGGCGTTGCATCTGCTACCAAAGCAACCGTAAAGAAATAATATAATAATTATAATAGGTGCATAGCACACTTAAAAGGGCCACTTATTAGGCCCTTTTATTTTGACTGTAATACTGGGAGTATACTAAAAAATTCCGGATGCTGTTTGTTAAAGTGCCGCATGGCTATGCCAGCTAATTCATTAGCTTCGTTTTCTATATTGCTTCCGGTTTCGCCACTGTCTTGATTTATTCTGCCTTCTATGTCCTGCTTATAATGGACAAGCTCGTGAGCCAATGTTCTTAAGATGTCTAAAGGATGCCTGTTTAAAATTGCTAGGTCAATTGCATGATCCCCGTCTGCATATCTACCAAAGGTAGGTTGGGTGGCATCGTGTATTTTTTGTTCTAATGTTATTTTAGGTAATGAAGGTAGTTGATATTCTTCAACAATAAAGGGAAGAAACTTTTCCAAAATATCCATTAGGGTAACTTTTGGATTTATTGATTCAACTAATAAATGTGATATCTTCATAGTAGTATTTATTGCTCACTTTAGAGTCCACGGTAGCGAATCGCTTTCTCACTCCAGCAGCCGGAGTCACATCTACGGTAACAAGTACCGGTCCTAAGGTGTGTTCTTTATAAACTGTGGCCGCCCTCTATCTTTGCAATTTCAAGAGGCGTAAATTGTCTTTGCTTGTGTTTTTCTAAACTCTCTTTAAGTTTTTCTTCAAGAGTTTGAGTATAGTTTAAGTTAGGTCGTGCCTGTTCTTTTTTAGTTTGTTTGATGAGGTCTTCGAAGCGCATCCAGTATTTATTTAAATTATGGAACTAATTTTCTGTAGATATCTATAATAGCTTCTGCTGTTGGACCTAAATAATCGTTGTTTGCAATACCATAATCAATGTTTTCAATCCAGAACATACGTAGTTCTAGTTCTGCCATCTTTTCAATTTCTACCTCATATGGGTGAAAACAAATATGATCCACAATAGGTACTTTAGGATAGGCAATAAAGCGTCCGTTTTCTGCATTGTAAATCCAGCGGTGGTGCATGGTACCTCTAAACACACCTTCTCGACGCTGGAGTTCGTTGTACTTGCTAGGAACAGCAATGAACCCTTGCTCCGCTATACGTGGTATCATTTCCATTGCCAACATGGGATTAGCAAGGTCTTCTAATGTATGTGTACAATTACAAAAACTAAATCTTCCATTCTTTTCAACATAGTCTAAAATTGGTAACCAATCTTCATATCGATTCATATTGCCAATAAATTGATGTACACCTTCCATTGGTGTATCCATGATGTCAAACGTATGTGTAAGATAATCTCTGTTAAAAGGATTGTGGCTTGCACCAATATCAATTAGAGTAAAGTTTTCTTTTGTCTGTTTAAGATCATGCACTGCCCGAATAACTTCGGGGCGAGTATGCCACGGCCATTCTACTTGATCTCTTGCGGCTAGATATATTTGTTGTGTCATATTAAACTCGGAATGTCCATGAACCAATATGGTCGCAAACTACACTAGTATCGCACCATAGTTCTTTACCTTTTTCTCTAGCTTTCATGCAGAAGTAAACATCTTCACTAATAGTGTGTGCATGATCAATAGCACTCTTATAAACAAAATGTGGATACTCAATGGCTTCAAACACTGACTTCTTAACTAGTACACAGCCAAAGCCGCATCCATCAATTGGAACTAGGCCTTGTCCTTTGATTGAATCCCAAGGTACATGTGTTACTCCGCCATGCTCATTTCTACGCATTACTTCAATTGTATGTCGTCCAGGAATACGTTGAATATAAACACCTGTTACGATATCCTTGTCATGCGATACTAATTTCTTTAGTGTGTCTTTAGGAAATGCAATGTCACTGTCAACAGCAAATAGATAATCATAAGGGCCACTTATTACCCAGTTGGCAATCAAGTTACGAACCTGTTCAACTTGATATCCGTAAAAATATTGGAATACAGTTTCGTAACCATCTGGAATTTCTAAATCGTATATGCTCTTAAATGTTTCTGCTTCAATTAATTTGTTAGTAGGAATAGCAATAAGAATTTTCTTCTTTGGTCCTTGGGCAACCATTGGAGCAGGTTGCATAACGCTCAATTGTATTCTACTTGGTTGATCTTTCTTTCGATCAGGAATTGGTGTAATTGTTTTCATAGGCTTTGTTAATATTTTACTTGCTGTTACATTTTGTTCTTGGCCATTAACTTTATAATCATTCAATGGACTTGCATCATTGTAATTATATACAATGTCGGGGTTGACAAAAATTCTAGTCGGGTCACAGGACTCTAAAGGATTGTAGAATGTACTGTTATCGCCGCCCGCCTTAAACCAGTTGCCGGTTTCATCTTTAAACATACCGTCTGGCAAATCTTTAATGAGTTTGGCCTTATAGGTGCGTAGATGCGTGTAAGGCATATTCCAATTAAACTTATAATCTCTAAAGGTAGCCGTGTCAATAACTTCCGGAGGATATGGTTGACTAATTAAAGGAATGTTATCAACCATGCTCCACGAACTACCATAGACAAAATCTGCATCTTCGTGTAGTTCATTATAGTAGGTAAAGATATCGTTTCTATTAGTTAGACTATCATCACCATCTAACAACATAATAATGTCTTCATTATCTAAGTTAGCATTTTTAATAGTTGTTATTTGATTAGCAACTGCGCTACCATTGCGCTTTTCATTTTTAATTAGAATAAACTTCTTACGTAATTCTGCAGGCAAGCCTGCAACTGTATGTTCGGCAACTGCAAAACCGTTATCACTAGAGCAGTCGTCAATTAGATAATGTACAAAGTTGTCGTAATCTTGTGCGGCAACACTTTCAATACATTTTGCAATGTATGGTTCAGCGTTCCAAAACGGACTAATAACAACCATGCGTTTTTCTTTATTGATTTTGGGGCATGTCCACAACTCGGGGCCAGTAGTTCTACGACCAAATACCTTGTTATATTTTAGTGCATAGTAATTGGACTTTTGGAATTCACCACGTTGTATATTCAATCCTAATTTAGCGTACAGATGTTGTTTCCATTGTAGTGCGGTAACATCCCAACCTACTAGATCTTTAATTTCATCTAGAGCTAGTTGGCGTCTACGTAATTCTTTAGGATCTCGATGCGCTTCTAATACCATTTTAACAAAGGCGTCTGCCTGTGTTCCTGCATTGATATGCGGATACAATCCATTAGGAACAATAGCATAGTCAATCATGTGACTATGTTCTGTAGCAGTTTCTTCCAATGCACCAAACCGGCAAGTCAATAAAGGTGTATTTGCATACAAACTTTCTAAACAACTGATACCATATGTTTCTGGTAGTTCTGCAGGGTATAAGAAGTAACTAGACTCTGCGGCAATTTCAGCAACACGGTGTTGACTGACAACTCCTGTAAACTCTATGCTGGCATCGTTAATAGCATCACCGACTAGTTCTTTAAAGTTCTTTTCTTGGTCATCGTTAAATGCAGTTCCCAGTTTGTAGAAGCCGCCAATTACTTTTAAACGTGCTTTAGGTATTTGTTGTTTTACTCGAGGCCAGATACTATGTAACAA